CTTAACCATATCTCGTGCTTGATGACCATGAGCCATGCCATACATGACCCCACTTAGGTTTACAGTCAATGTACTGTCATCTGCTGCAGGATATCTAAACTCCACACGTTCACGTAAAAAATCATTTTCTTTACAGATGTCTTCTACTTGCGCTACAACATCAATCTGCCAAGAATCCTCTGGTCGACCTACTAAAAATCGCTGTACTTCATCATGGTTTCCAGGAACTACTGGAACAATAATCTTTGCAAATGGAGCAAGAGCCTTAATCTGCGCTAAAAGCATTCTACGTCCTACACGAACCTGCTCTGATACGCCAATATCATGACGCCCCATTACCTTACCTTTTTGACTAGTCATACCCTCAATACAATCACCAAGTTGTGGCAAAGCAATTTGTCCAATTGCATTTGGATACTTTGCCACCAAGTATTCGTGATGCGCTACAGACTCGTCAATAGATTTAAGAACCCTATCAATAATTGCAGGGGTATCATCTTTACCGTACTGTGTATCGCCTACGCTATACACAGCTGTTAGATCTCCAGTAAAACTACGTTCGTATGCTTGTGGAGACCAATCAGAAATTTTTGTTAGTAGTCCTTCTAAATCATAATCTGGTTTTGTTTGAGTTTCAGCTGGTACAACGTTAACTCTAAAAGACTCTAACCAATCACCATTAAAAGTTTGCCAACGAGATCTACGATGAGATACAACAGTCCATTCAGCTGGATCTAGTTTTGCTTCAATTAAAATTTCTTCTGCGCCAGGTGTATTACCATCTGGACGAGGAGTAGAAACAATAAAACCGCCATCAGTACCAATTTCAGAACGAGGACGCCAAGCCTCTGGAATATTTTTATTAGTTTTATCTGAACCTTGATTACCTGCTTGTATGATTGAATCATAATCATCTGCTAAAGACATACACAATCTCCTCTACGGTGGTCACGGACAGCAGTTTTACCGAACGTTCCACCAGCACGACGGAGCAGCATGAATAAATCTTTTGTACTTAATTCATCATCTTCTATTGCACTATCAAGTGCTTTTTGATCTTCTTCAGAAAGAGAAGAAGCCCACTGGCCTACAATACAAAGTTTAGAATAGCCAGCCGATTTTACTTCTGCGTACAGATCTTGCAACGACATTTGCGCCTCCAGGTACTAGGCCCGATGAGGGCCTAGTGCCTAGCATACATCAGATTAGTACGAGGTGCCAGCACCCGCATCAAAGTTCTTGCGGTCACGCTTTGCAGCTGCGCTGATAATTCTTCCGTTTGCCTGAGTTTGTCCGGCAGCAGGATCGGTCATCTTTGTGTACCGAGGTCCACCTTTAATTGAATAAGCAGCTCCTGCACGGTCTTGACCAGTTGCAGAAACGTTACTACGAGGTGCGCCTTTTGATCCGTACGGATCGCCAGCTTGTGCACCTTTCTTCTTTACAAGTGTGCCAGCCTTTGGTGATGCAGAAGGCGAACTAAACTTAACACCTTCTTTATTCATAGGCTCACGACCTTGCTTTGCCATACCTGCAAGCGCCTCGTCAGGGCTTGGGATTGAGCTTTTTGCCATGATATTCCTAACTGTGAGAGATCTCTTAAAATAAAGAATATATCAATTTACATTGATAGTAAAGACTATTGCGGAAATTTGTCCGTCACGGGAATCTACTGTGGTAAATCCCGGCCTACAGCTTAGGTCTAAGCCTCTAGGGGCAACGTAGCCTCGGGCAATGGCAATGGCTTTTACTGCTTGATTTACTGCGGAAGCTCCTACAGCCCGTAGTTTTACTTGTGGGCGCTCATAAAGTGCATGAGCAATAGCAGAGCCTACCGACTGAGCATTAGATCCTGCACTTACTCGCAGGAACTGTTCTTCGGTTGAATCTTTTTCAATCACGTTTTTGTAGTCCTTAGGTTTCGATTTAGAGTCGCCCTCTAAGGAAAAGGTACGTTATTTATGGGGTTAAGTCAGCGTATCCAGCTTCCTTTAATAACCTTATGAGATCGTCTAATCTAAGCACTGCAGGCCAGTCTCCTACGGTAGCTGGGCCCTGTCCATTAAGTCTAAGTACAGCTACAGGCAAAATTTGCCCATCACTGCGTTCTTTTAGCTGTTTTATAGCTGCGCTAGGGTTGAAGTCTTTCCTTGCTTTTACTTCCCAGTCTATGCCTATAGTTCCAGTAACGTCAGTTCCAGACCTACCGGCACCAGTAGATTGTGCATAGGGCCAACCCTCAGCGACTAACTTCTGAGCAACTATATCTTGAGACTTGTACCCCCGGTGCTTTCTACTTTGTGAGGGCACTGTTCATCCTTAGTCGGACTTGTTCTCGTAAATCATCAATAGTTCCGTCATTGTTAATGACATCAAACTTATGTTTATCTAGCTCATGTTCAGATACATGGTTGTTTACCGCGGTTACTCCAGGACGAGTAACTCTCCAAAGAGTACCTCCCATTCCACGAATGTGGTACGCCTCGTTTATAAATCTAACATCAGTAATAACTACTTTGTCTTGCGGATTAATGTCATCTAGCACAGCGTTAACCCACGCATCTATATGAACATGTTCTCTAATAGCAACGCCTAGTTTTTGAAGAAAAGCCCTGGCTTCTGGAAAATCTACCTTTACCTCATCCCAACCATACTTATCAACAAAAGTCTGTAGTTCAATAGTCTCTATAGTTGGGTTTAGATCGTAAAGCACATCCCTAATCTTGTCTGCAAAAGCCATACGTCTATAACCATGTTCTTCTACAAGAATTTTAGCTACAGTATCTTTTCCAGACTGTGCGTATCCCGTAAGACCAATAATTTGTGGAATTGATGGGGTAATCCCCAACTCTTCATTAGTAAATAAAGACATTTGTTCCCACATCATGCTAACCAGCTACTCCTTCCGGTTGCTTTATTAATATTAACTCTACGGGTAATCTCTCTATTTATAAGAGAGATGTCTTTTGATAAACGTTCAGAGATAATTTGAATAAGGCCGTGGTAATTAGATAGCTCTTGGCAAGCATCGGCTTTATTTCTAAACTCCTCATCAACTTCAATCTCGGCATCAATCATTGCTATGGCTTTGCCTGCTTCTTTAAGCTCTAGTTTTTTCTTAGCCTTTACAAGTACAAGTTGACGCTCTGCCTCAGTCTTATCCACTTCAGCACACCAAGCCTGTAGGCTTACAAACTCTAGGTATGCGACATACTTTGTGTAAAGATCCATAACCTCTTCTTCAGCTATCCCTGTAATGTCAGAAGGAAGTGACGGAGCATCATAGCTAAACAATTGATTTACATCCATACCTTGTTGCTGTAGAGCATTTATAGTTTTGCTGCTTGCTTCAGCAACTTTCAATTCAATTGGACTCATCTAGGTTCTCCTTTGCCCAGTCATTCCACTCAATAAGTAGTTCTGCAGCATCTATAGTCTCACTGTACCCATTTTCATGCAGATGTTCAATAAAGTCGTCATCTGCTACAAGAACTGGAAGCCCCTTATAGTTCAACATTTTTGTCCTCCACCTTTGTAACTGTTACAGGAAAAGTATATTTGCGAATTTTTATTGGGTAAAGTCGTCCACCAATTTTCATTACCGATTTACCGGCCCGTGGTTTTTTCTTTTTTTTACTCATTGTCCGCCCCAACCTCCTCCTTTAAATTGAACAGCAGGCGCTGTCCAAACTTTCTCCATTGGGTTACCACAGTTACTGCAAACAGGTCTTTCTGTTGCATCGAACGTTAGATGAAGCTCTACAACACTTCCATTACAGGTTTCACATTTGAAATCATACTTCGGCATTTTGCCCCCTAAATGGCTCACAGCGTTTGCAGCCGTTTACTGGGTCAATGTTACACACAGGTGGACGGTTGTTGTCAACTGCCCAAGCAATGTCAAGTGCCTGATCAAATAGATCTTTAGTAAACTCTGGATTGTATTGAACTACGAACTCTTTATAATCTTGGTTTGATTTAAGCTCATAGATGTACACGATTTCTTTAGGAGCAGACGGTAGATCTCCATTCTCTGCCATCAAGTTAGCTAAATGAAGGTAAACCTGACCCTGCAACTGATGGCTACGGAAAGGTGCACGAATGTTACGCCAAGCTTTATCTAAGTCACCGTCAGCTTGTGCCAAGATAGCAGGTGCTTCAAAGCGCAGGGTACCTGCACCAATAGATTTAATTTCAATTAAGAAGTCTTCTCCAAGACCCTTTACCCAACCGTCAGAATGACCGCCAATCTTATGTTTGTTACTCCACAGGGGGACTTCCCGGTATTCAAATGTTCCACAAGTAGGCTCATTAAAGTTTAGGTCAGATGCCAGCTCCCAATCAGATAGATCGG